TATCTCTTCAAACCGAAACGCAGGCTGCTCATTCTCCTGGAAGATGGCGCGAACCGCGTCGCGCAGCTCGGCCTCGTGCCACTTCGCGCTGAATTCATCATAGGTTGAGCGGTCGGCAGTCGCAATGTTAATCGGCTTCTCCATCTTCTTGGCACATTCATATGTGCAAGTATCAATCCAGTCACAGATCGCGGTAAATTCGGTATCATTGAACTCCACCTGGCGCGGAGCTCCTTGCGCATCCTCTTGTGTCTGCGGGTCCAGCGAACCAGCAGGGATAAGAATTGCGTCAATGTTCAGATTACAGTCAAGCGCATACCGCTTAAGAACACGTGAGACTTTACCCATCTGAATCGCCTTGTTCATCGCCACACGATACATATATAAATCGGCAGTCTCGGCATCCTCTTCGGGCAGCACATTCACGAGCAAATAAATCGTAGTATTCCGCTCCTTCTTGTCCAAGAGTGAATGGCTACAGGTGCGCACACCGCGACCCAGCACCTGTTCCATCTTATTCAAGTGAAACCAGCTGTCAAAGACATAGATTTCGCGCACGAACCGCAAGTCAATACCTTCGCTGGCCACCTGAGAACCAACAATGACTTTTATGAGAGCTCCGTCCTTGTTCGCATCACTGCGCGCGGCCGCCACCATCGCCGCATTATTAGGGGAGAGGGTATTGCGACCCGTTAAGAGTATATATTTGGCAGGCCTGAAGACGTGTCCAGCACCCTTGTGCTCCTGCTCTTTGCGACTGCACTTGGCACACTGGCGACCACCTGGTGCTTGGGGCCCATTTCGCAGCATCGGTGTGTCACGGCCATAGGGTGTATAGCCGTTCGCCTCAAGCACAAGGACGAGAGGGAGTGCACCTGACTTGATAAAGCGGCTATAGACGAATGAGACGCCCTTTGCACCCTGCAGCGCATCTAAAATGAACTTCGCCTTGGGCGAGACCGCGCCAAGACCGTCCTTCGTCATCCATCCAAGATCCTCATTCGTGGCGGTAAACTGAATAGAACCACCCGAGCTCTGGCGGAAACAGGCATCAAAGCCGGCGTCGCGAATGCGGGCCTCAGGTGCCACTCCCTCAACAGGATACAGCCAGTTTCCACTCTGCACCATGGTATCAATGCTGCTAACTGACAGATTCGCCAGGTTAGAGATAGAGGCATAGGCTTCTAAAGAGGCTCCCTCGTAGCTCACAGGGACGAGCGGCAGCTTCATGACATAGCTCGTATTTCCAGTGGGGTCGCCCTTAGGATTGAACTCGGGCCAGGCAGCCATCTTGGGAACGGGCCGACCACCCTTCAGCGTCTCTGGAAAAAGACGGACAGGGAAGGAAAGCGGATTCTCGCCGCGCATAAAACTGATATAGGCCGCCGCCGCATTTCCCAGCTTCTCTTCGCCGCCAACTTGAAAGTCGCTATTCGGTTTGAAAATATCGGACTCGGTCAGCTCAATGCGCTTATCATTCTTCAGTAGCAGATTCAGGAGAAAGATAATCTCTTTGTAATTATTGTACATAGGTGTGGCCGTCATCAGCACAAGCTTCATTCCATGAACAATCTCCAGAAGCTCCGTGAGCGTCGGTGACAGCTTCTTGCCGGCAGCCGCATCCGCAACCTCGTCGTCGCCTCCGGCCGAATCTATATTATCATCGCTGGATTCACCGGGAACATCGCGAAGATTATGGGCCTCGTCAATAATAACAAGACGGCCCTCAAATTCTAGACGCAGGGCGGCCGCACTGTCTGATCTATCCGACGCCTTCACGCGCTCGATATAACGCTGGAATTGGATGTAGCCCATGAATTCGTAGCGCGCATTAATAAAATCGCGAACACGGCTCGTAATCACGCTCTTCTCCTTCTCAAACTCTGTTCCAGTGCGGCGGAGGTAATAATCGGCGGTGCATCCCTTCAGTGTATTGGGCGTATTCTCATCCTCCGAGATCTTGACCGCGTCAATATCAAAAATCGTTCTGCGGAAGTTGGGCTGAATATTCGGCGGGGCCACAATAATCACCTTCTTATTCGGAAAAATGTGTAAATACGACTCGGCAATAGAGATGGCGGCACACGTTTTACCAACACCTACTCCGTGATATAGTAAAGCCGATTGGTAGGGGCACTGGGCCGATAAATAGCGGCTCACGAACCGCTGAACAGGACTTAGCTCAAACTCGGCGTTCGGGTTACAAATCGTGTCAGCCTTCTCCTTGAGCTGCGCAAGAGACAGCTGCTTATTCTCTGCAAACTCAAGCTTGTGGAAGAGTTTCTCGTGAAACCGAGGGTCGTCAAGGTCAGGATATAAGCCGAACTGTCCCTCTACGTAGTCTGAAAACGCAGCGCCGTCCGTTGAATCTAACGCCTCCTTTTCATTTGCACCTGCTCCCCCTACGTGACCACCACGTTGTATGGCTGCATCATTATAAGCCCACACCGACGACCCGATGCTGGAAAAGCGAGGAAATAGCGGGGGGTCGTGACGAAGTGTAAGAGTGTCATAGAGTGCTGCCCTCTTCTGCGGATCTGTTTCTGTATCCCACCTGTCCCAGAGTGAAGACATCTACAATGAAGATTCATTTTAAGATGCGATAGAAAGACGGAGAGGGCAATAGTTGCGGAGTAAACTGCTCGCCTTCAAGAGAATCTCTCTCTTCTCTACATTCTCAGGGCGTATCATACTTAGAGCGCCATCCAGCGAAAACCACCCGATATTTCCGACCTCTCTAGACATGTGCTCGTTTGAGCGGTCCATGATGATATCACCTTGAGACGGCACATATGCGACGAAATACTTGTGACAATAGTGAATATTATTGCTGCCAAAAAAAGACTCCTGGATCGGATGTAAGTTGCGAATGGGGCAGATATCGACCTCTGTCAGTCCAGTTTCCTCCTTCACTTCGCGAAGTGCGCATTGAAAATCCGACTCGCGGAAATCCCGTCGCCCCTTCGGAAATCCCCACTCTGGTGTTTCCCACATACACGGGGTTTTCTCAATCAAAGACTCCAATGTCACCGTCTCCCCCGTCGCCTCATGTAGATATCCAGTGCGGAGAGTCTCCATCTTCACACGCGAAAATTCCTTCTCAGACTTGTAACTCTGCCCTTGTTGGTCGGTCGTAATTCCCCAGAGTTCACACCAGAGCTCGTCAAATGGCACGGTTAAGAGACGCCTGCGCTCTTCCTTTGTTGTCCCCAAAAGCTGCTTACAGATATAATCCACCTCCTGAAGCTTGTATTTTCCTCTCATAAGGTCAACAAATCCGAGACTGTCTCTCCTCTGGATGAGAAGATACTCAATGTTGGGCTGATACGTATCAAGTCCATTAAGACTAGTTGCATTTTGAAGAAGGAGCTGTGCTTGATTCCACGCGCCCTTTACGCGAAAGAGTATCATTCCGTAACTTGTGACAGGTGCGAGACAACTGCGAAACGCATGACCAATTTGACCACAGTTAGTACATAATTGTTTTTTGGCATACATGCCCTAACACCACTGATAAAATCAGTGATTATTTGTTTAGACCTGTTCCTACAAGGTTGTTATGACGTTACCGTGATAACTTTAAAATAAAGAAGCTCAGGAGCTTCTTTATTTTAAAGTTTTATCACTCTAATGGTCGTTTGACATTAATTCTAAGAAAGCCATTGCTTTCTTAGAATTAAGTCACGACGTTACGGTTAAACACAGCGATTACAAAGAATACCCGTTAATAGAGATGAAAGTCAAAATGCCCCCCGAGGTATGGGGCCCCCTCTTCTGGCATACGATTCACATCGTTGCACTTGGATACCCCGAAAACCCGAGTTATGCGCAGAAAAAGGCTGCGAAAGAGTTTTTTGAATCGCTTGCATTTTTGATACCATGTGATATTTGTAGAAAGCACTATGTCCAGCATACAGCAATAAAACCCGTCACACAGTATCTCGATAGAAGACAGGACCTTCTAAAGTGGACAATTGATTTACACAACGAGGTCAATTCATCTTTACAGAAGCCTATCTTCTCGGAAGCAGAGGTCATTCAGTATTATAAACGAATTGGTGCCCGCGCACGGACTCCGCTCTGGAGCACGGCAGATTTCGCGGAGGCGGATATGCGGGCACGAATTCAGGGATTATTCGCAGGAGCCACCGCAACTCTTGTCGTTGGTTCTGTTCTTTGGTTTGTAACCAGAGGAGAGAAAATCTAAGAGGATACAAGAATGGACGCGGCATCAAAGCTTTTTACTAGACGGCAGGGCGCCCCACCTCCACCTCCACCTCCAAAACAAGCCGGCCCTGTTCTTGCTCTTCCTTCAATTGCACTCCCTAAAATGCCGACATTGCCAAGTGGCCAACTCATAGGAACGGCGATAACATATCTTTTCTATCTGAGTGCCGCCGTCTTTTTTATCTTCCTTTTGCTAGTCTTTGTCCATTTTACGATAACTCCTGTCTTCAGTCTATCCCCCTATGATAAAGGTATTATAGGAATATCCACATCACAAGATAAGGAGACCGCGTGGACAGATGCACCTGCAACCAACACAATGAAGACAGCAATTGTAAATCCTAAATCATGCGACTATACTATATCATTTGATGTATTGGTGCCGGCTACCTATCAGCCAATTACGGCTCCACGTGTCGTTTTCTATAGATCGGCCGCGGAGGTTACGATGCTAGCCTCTGCAAATAAGTCAGATCTTAAGTCTATATTCCCCACTACAAATATCCTCGCCTATATTGATAGCTCAACGAACGATTTGAATATATATGCGATGACCACTAGCGACGCGACAGCATCTGTGTTTACAAGCGAGTCGCTTCCGCCGATTAAGAATATTCCGCAGGGAACACCATTCCGCCTCTCTATTGCCTTCATGCCCAACTATGTTGAAGTCTATATTGACGGAAAACTCAATGCCACAACGGTTCTAAGGGGAACACCAGTCAGCACTGAGACTCAATTCTGGCCCCCACCGGCCTCGGTTGCGAGTGCTGTGCAGGTTGGAAAGTTTTACTATTGGCCGAGAGCGCTTATGGCGTCTGAACTCCAGTCACTCGTTTCTACATCGGCGGATTTCTTTAAGAAGACAGTGTAGAATGGTCTGGTGGGTATACGTTTTAGCAATACTGACAGTTGTAATACTCTCAGTACTGTATTTTATGCCGGCGGCTAAGATGAATGCGTCAAATCTGGGCCCCTATAATTTATCAAAGAAGACGGAAGTATTTGACGCTAACCAAGTAAAAACATTCGAACAGACAGGATCCGCCACATTCCAGGGCTTCTTCTATGTCACACCTCTCCAGCGGACACCCACAGCAATCACATGTAATACACCTGGCAATCCCTCATGTGAGGATGGGCGATTTCACACTTGCTACTGTGGTGTTGGAAACAACTGTGACAGATGCCAGCGAAATGGATACGCACCTCTTATGACCGTTGGTGATACGTGTTTTCTCGAGGTTCTTCCGGCTCCAGACGCGGGGCGCCAGGGTAAGGCGATGACACAACTCGCGGTTCGCACGAAGACCACAGTGGATGCGAGTGGAAATCCTCTTACAATTGATGCATCCGGTTCAAGGGCGAACTTTCAGTCTGTGTTTGAGTTTCTCACTCTCCCGCCGATTCCAACGCAGAAGTGGGTAATGATTACAATCTCTCGCGAAGGTCGCAGATTTGACGTCTATTATAATGACGCCCTTGTTTTATCCCAGAAGACTCTTTTCAATATTGCGACGACCGCAGATACAACGGGAATTATAGCAGGAAATTCCGCCTTTAGTGGATATGGCGCTGGCTTTGACTTTAAAGGAAATGCTACCTCGGGGTCCGAGGTCTCTGCCACATATAATAAGCGCAGTGATACTCGTGGCGCACCGTATGTGACTCTGCCTGCGGATGCTAAGGCGCTGGTCACTGGAGGTGTTGCTCTACCCTCTCTATGTCCTACGGGTGGATGTTTTCCAGGGCCTACTGTTCGTCCCGCGCAACCATGGCTTGATTGGGAAACTTCTTATGCCTAATAATAGTAGATGGACATCCTTACCGGCTTCATAAATCTGCTTGTGGTTGTTATTGCGCTCGTCATAGTTTACTACAGTTTTGGGTTTTTCTATGGCACAAGCACCAGCAATGGTGTGACAGTTGAGAGCGGAAAGATCTCTGCAAATCAGGGTGTAAAAAAGTATGCGAAACCGGCCCAGATCTATGAGGGCGGAGAGTATAGTGTTAACTTCTGGGTATATGTCTCTGGCTGGACTTACAAACAGGGAACCCGCAAGCACGTTCTTGAGGTTGGCGGCACCAACTTTGCCACCCTCCTCGTCGCGCTCGGATCCACGAAGAATTCCTTATCGGTGCGCGTTGATACCAGGGATGCGTCCGGTTCATCGGTTAACGGCATTGGCCTCACGAATGCCGACAAGGAGCTGTTCTTCAAGCCTCTCCAGTCTGATGGGGCGCTGACTGTTCAACCCATGTGCGACATTGATGAGATTGACATGCAGCGCTGGATTCAGGTAACAGTCTGTATCAATGGACGCACATGCGATGTATATATGGACGGAAAATTGGCGCGGTCATGTGTTCTCCCGAGCTTCTACAAGGTTGACCCAACCGGTCAATCAGTCACACTTGTTGACAGGGGTGGGTTTGATGGGTATGTGAGCCGGGTTTCTACATACAATTATTCGCTGAATCCTAGCGCGGTCTATGGAATGTATCAGGCGGGCCCCACAGGTGCGTCGCTGGATCCTTGGGCCTATTTTAGTGGGCTTTTTAAGACTCAGCAGTAATATCATGAGTTAATATTATAAAACAACCACTTATAATTATTTTTCACAAAAATGATTGTATGTGGTAGATGGCCTCGTATCCGCAAGCAAGTCCGGGTTTAGTAGATACTGTTTCAGGAAAAACGCCGGTTGGCGAGATTCTGCTTGGGACTCTTTTAATCCTTATAACGGTCACACTCTTCTTTACGAGCGAAGGTATTTACACGGCATCAAAGACAATGTCGACCCGCTTCCAGCATTTAATGAATTATACGGCAAACGCCGACGAAAAGGCGCTGGTTATTCACCAGGATTCCTCTAAGTATGCTGATGCAAAGCAAATTCTTCCCTCTAATAACGAGCCGAGTGGCTCTGAATTTGCATACTCCTTCTATCTCTATGTGAACTCAACGACCTTTGACAAAGGCTCTGACGTCCTTCACCATGTATGGCACAAGGGATATGGATGTGTATGGCCTCTCATGGGTCCCGGTGTTTTTATCAAGGGGTCTACAAATACCATGCGCGTCGTGATGAATACATATGAGAATCCTTATGCTTTCGTGGACGTGGCGAATATTCCTATTCGCAAGTGGTTCCACGTGGTTCTAAATTGTCGCCAGGGCGGTCTTGAGGTCCACATCAATGGAAATCTTGTCAATAAGCTTCGCTTTGAGAACACGCTACCCTACATCAATTACCAGGATATTATCCTCTTTTCAGGCGCGAACTTTACTCTCAACTCGCAGACACCCGCCCTTAATGGAAAAGCACTTCAGGTGAGCGGGGCATTCAAGGGAATGATGAGCGAGTTCATCTATACCCGGTATGCGATATCCTTTACGGAGATTCAGACCCTCTACCATGCAGGCCCGTCTAAGCAGATAAAGACGTCGGCGCAGGAGCTCCCTCCCTACTTAGCCGATACGTGGTGGACGTCATCGTATAACTCATAATAATTCATACCGAAAAACACTATTCTTAAGCGACCCCACCGCTTAAGAATGATGTTCTAACAAGAAGGGAGAATGACGGGCGGAGGACTCATCAGTTTAGTGGCTTATGGAGCTCAAAACATACTCCTCTCTGGAAATCCGCAAATGACATACTTTTACAAGACATTTCGTCGTTACAGTCACTTCTCCATGGAGAGTGTCACAACGGCGCTTGAGGGGCCGAATGAGCTGTCGTTCGACAATGAAATCAAACTACGGGCAAAGATTCAGCGGAGCGGAGATCTCCTGTCCGACATGTATTTCAGCTTCAGGGTGCCTGATATTTATAGTAAAAATATTACATCTTCGCCCGCGAGGACATCGCAGTTTCAGTTCCAGTGGGTCAGATATCTCGGTGCCGCGATCATTAAGAACGCGGCCTTTTTCGTAGGTGGCCAGAAGATTCAGGAGTTTGACGGGACCTATCTTATGACGAAGGCCCTCGCCGATTATGACCTAGACATGTTTGAGAAGTGGCGCGATCTGATCGGCGATACTAACGAAATATCAGACCCGTCAAAGGGAATTTATGCGGGCGGCACGAGTGCCACCGGCTATCCGAGCGTATTCCGTGACCCGACCGCGTCAGCAACGACCCAGGTGAATCGGCCCTCCATCTTTGGACAGGATATTCATGTTCCTCTCACCTTCTGGTTTACAGATTCGACGACGCAGGCACTTCCACTTGTTGGTCTACAATTTCATGAGTGCGAGGTCCAGCTCACGCTGAATCCGATACGGCGACTCTATACCTATCTGGATGTATCTGGGTTCCGCGTTGCCCCCGATTATCGTATGGATGCTGGCACGAAGGATATTCGTATGAATATCCCTGGATATGGCCAAGTCACTGATCTCAGTGGTCAGATTCGCAACTTTCTAACCGACTGGGGTGTAACGCCTCCTGCAATAAATACGTGGTTCTTAAATCCCCGTATCCAGTCTACTTATATTTATCTACCGACGGATGAACAACGAATATTTGCCACAGCACCACTCTCTTATATAATGTATCAAGTCACACCCTATTCATTTGAAGGTATTTATAATCGTCAGCTTTTAGATTTAGAAACACACAATCCAATTACGCGCCTTCTGATTGTGAATCGGCGATCGGACGTGGTGGCGCGTAATGACTTCGCAAATCTTACAAACTGGTGGAATTTCCCGTATCCTCCTTACAGTCCCACACCTGGTCAAACACCGATAAATACGAGCGCATATGCCTCGGGCATCTTTGTGCCGCAGGGGCAAATGGGTATTATTCGCGCACTTCGTGTCCTTTGTGATGGTAATGAAATACAGGAGGAGAAGCCGATAGATTATTTTACAAAGATTGTGCCTTGGAAATATATTACGGGTTTTCCGAGGACGATTGTCCCTGTCTATACTTTTTCTTTGACGAGCCCAAGTGCGCAGCCCTCTGGAAGTATTAACTCAAGTCGTGTTCGCAATTTCCAGATTGAGGTCGATGTCTACCCGCTTCCGTCTGGCACGACCTACACATATGATTTAACAATCTATGTGGAAAATATCAACTTCTTTGAGATCGCATCTGGAATGGGTGGTCTCAAGTATGCGCTGTAACGTCGTGACTTAATGTCCAACGACCTATTAGACGATAGGTCTAACGTTTAAGAAAGGGCTTTGCCCTTTCTTAAGTTTTAACATCGTCGTTAAAATATCCGTCGTCATCAGATGGACACGGTTACGAGTTTACTTGGAAACAAAATGTTTGCGTCCATGTATGATCCAAACGCAGATAAGTTGGCCGCCGACTTTCGTGCCCGAGCGGCAAGTAGTCTAGGAAGTCTAACCGACACTGTTACGAAGGGGAATCAAACACAAGATATTTTAAGCAAGATTCCCGGAGTCAGTGCTGACACAAAAGCGTCGCTTAATAGTCTTCTTGCAGAGGCAAAGGGATTTGCGGCAAGTGCAGCTGGTTCGACGCCGAATACAATTGCTGCCAAAAAGGATGAAGTGGATACGAAGATACAGAATATTGTCAAGAAGGCGCAGACGGAGGCGAAGGAAAAAAAGGTTGCGGTGGCCGAGGAGAAGACTGCTGCTGTAAAAGAGAAGGTTGCAAATCAAAAATTCTCGGTGATCAGACTTGCTGGACGTATTTGGACCCAATTTAAGATGTATTTCTTATATCTTATCATTGCGATTCTGGCACTATGGGGTGGGTCCATGTCAAGTAATGCTATGATATCTACACCGGTCTATATGCGATTCTATTATTTTGTCTATGGAACTCTCCTTTTTCCAATCGCTTTCATCTTTGCGCTTATGAGATATACAGGTGGAAGCGGAGGTGCTTATCACGCGGTGTTAGCACCTCTTATTGAAGGACCTGTTCTAAATCCGGTGATGGCGGGTCTCTTGTATCCTTTTGTATACACTGGTGCAAGCACCCTCGTTACGCCTCTTCCCGTTTCGACGGTGACTGGTGCGACTGCGTTGCCTGAAGCTGCTATTATGGCAAAGGCGCAGCAGAATGCTCTTGCTGCGACCGTTCCTGCATATGCTGCGACCGTTCCTGCAGCATATGCTGCTATGCCTATGCCTATGAGTATGCCTCCTATGCCTATGCATATGAGTATGCCTCCTATGCCTATGCCTATGGGTATGCCTATGGCCGCAGCGGCGGCGAAGGTGGGCTTAATCGGAAGTGGCGTATAATATATAGACAATGCCGCCCTCCACGCAGCGCGATGTTGAATTTCCTTTTGTATCGGTCATTACACCGACATACAATAGGAGACGGTTTATACCATCACTTATTCAGTGCTTTCTTTCACAGATCTATCCAAAAGATCGGATGGAATGGATTGTTCTTGACGATGGTTCGGACAGGGTTGAGGACATTTTCTCCGAAGCTAAAGATAAACTCACAAATTTTCGGTATCTGTATGAGGATGAAAAGAAGAATATTGGTGCAAAGAGGAATCGTCTGAACCGAGAGTCAAAGGGAGAGATTATTGTGGCGATGGACGATGACGATTTCTATTTTCCAGAGCGCGTCCATGCAGTAGTTCAAGCATTCAAGAAGAATCCCAAATATGAACTTGCAGGCAGCTCGGAAATCTATATGTATTATTCTGATATCAAGGAAATTTACAAGCTGGGGCCGTATCACCCGAATCACGCCACGAATGGAACAATGGCATGGCGCCGCTCGTATGCATCCACCCACCTCTATGATGAGGAGGTCACGCATGCAGAGGAACGTTCATACTTGGACAATTATAAACACCCGATGTTACAACTAGACCCTAAGAAGGTTATGCTTGTAATGAGCCATACGGAGAATACATTTGATAAGAAGAAGATGCGCGATGAACCGAATCCTTTCGTCAAGAAGACGAGTATGAAGCTGAAGGATTTTATACGCGATGGAGAGCTGCGGACCTTTTTTGCGAGCGCGTAAGGTGTGCCTAAGCGAACACCTTGGCCAGTCTAAACGATAAACAAAGAACCCATCTTAGATGAGTTCTTTGTTTGTTACAGAACAGAGCACTGTTGCATTAAAAATACTTAACCAGGCGTATGTTAACGAATTAACATCGGATTCGCCGCGGGTTAACCTCACGAGCCCCCATCTGAAAGTCCCGCTCCGTGCTCACCAGGCTGCGGCGACACAGGCAATGCTGGATCATGAGAAGCGGCTTTCAACGGGCTGGGATATTTCTGGACAAACCCTCTTCAGTTCGTGGGCCATTCTAGGCGACGGTGTAGGAGTGGGAAAAAGCCTCACCGTTCTCTCACACATTGCGCAGCTCAAGGCAGCGACTGCTTTTTCCCCCAAGATGCCGAAACTGTCGATACCATCAAGTCATTATTTATATAGCATGGAGAATACTACAACAGATTTATCAGAGTGTGCCGCCTCTCTTATTATTGTCCCTCATACTCTTTTTCGCCAGTGGTCCACATATATAAAAGACCAGACGAATCTGAACACGTTCTATGTGACGACGAAGCGGAGCCTGGAAGGAGCCTTCTGGAAGAGTCTTAACGACGCAGATGTTGTTCTGATTTCAAATACGCTTTATAAGGAGTTTATTTTGAAAGTAATTGATATCCGCTTTAATCGCGTCTATATAGACGAAGTGGATTCAATTCATATCTCTGGGTCGGTTCCGCTCCCACATACCAAGTTCATGTGGTTTATTTCAGCATCATGGCCGAATCTTCTCTATCCCAGTGTCAATCTCTGGGTAGGTTACAATATGTTACATAACTGCGTATTCTCGCCGAATTCAACGTTTCATCCCGATTTTGTAGAGCAGTTCAGGCCAAATTATCTCTCAAGACAGCCCTATCATACCTACCGATACCACGTTGTATCACTCACTCTTCTGCGGCGCATCCTCTTACCGAATCATCCTCTCAGAGGCCATCTTGTTCTTCGCTGTAGCACGGGCTTCATCGCCGAGTCCATTTCTCTTCCGCCTATCTATCGCCACACGGTTCTTTGCAGGGCGCCGATTTCCCACCAGCTGGTGGCTGGCATAATTTCAGCGGATGTCCAGGCGTTCCTCCACGCTGGAGATGTCCAGTCGGCCCTCCAGCAACTGGGAGTTAGCGCCGAGCAGTCTACAAATCTGGTGGATGCCGTCACTGATAATCGGAAGAAGGAGCTGGCGAGGCTGAAGCGCGAATATGAGTTCAAGGCCAGCAATGAATATAGAACACCCCAGGCGAAAGAGGATGCACTGGCCCTCCAGAAGGCGAAGATAGACCGGCTGGAGGAGCAGATTAAGAGCATACGAGAGCGGATTGAGAACTTTCAGAAGGAGATTTGCCCCATCTGCTTCGATGAGCCCCAGGACGCTCTTCTTACCAAATGCTGCCAGCGGGTTTTCTGCGCCGCCTGTATTCTCCAGAGTCTGGCGCGAAAGTTGGATTGCCCCCTCTGCCGCAAGACTACAAATCCGTCGGACCTCAAACGGATTACTGCGGATGGTGACACGAATACGATGGTTGTTGCGCCGGCTCCTGCTGCAGGACAGCCGCTTCTGAAGAAGGATGCTCTCATCCGACTTTTTAAGGAGAACCCGACGGGGAAATTTCTCGTCTTCAGCCGCTATGACAACCCCTTCTTGCAGATTACCAGTGAGCTGGAGGCGTTAGGTATTAATGGAATCCGAGAGGTGAAGGGCACGAAGGACGTGATCCAGGCGACACTCAATTCCTTCCAGAAGGGAACTCTGCGATGCCTTCTTCTGAATAGTCTTCATGCTGGTGCTGGCTTAACGATTACGGCGGCCACCCATATAATTCTTCTTCACGCCATGAACATTGAGGAGGAGAAGCAGATTCTCGGACGCGCTTACCGTCTTGGACGGAAAGAGCCTCTGAATGTGTATAAGCTGGTTCACCAGGACGAGATGGATGTTGCTGTCTAACCCAAACTCCGACACAGTTTCTGAATAGAAATTGCCTCCAAGCGCCGAACTCGGTCCGGTTTTATTCCGCCGCGCACCAGCTCCGTATTTGCATACATCGGTGACATGCGCACAGGCACTTTATGCGTATCCGAGATCTCACATAGCAACTTCCACGCATTGAACATGGCCGACTGCTTTGTGAGCACCGGTGTATAACGCATCTTATCTATTTCAATCGGCTCCTTCGTCGTAGGAGCCTCCTCGGTCAAACGCATGCTGATATGCTTGAGTTTGAGCTTAAGACTGAGCGGCAGGATGTTCCAGCACTGGTAGAAGAATGCCCAGAAATCTCCCTGGTCAGATGTGCGATATGCCTCAAAGAGCGAAAGATAGAGTTCCCATGCCTCTGGGGTAGAGCCGAAGTGGGCTTCAATTCTCTCTGGGAGATTCTCCAGTGAAATCAGGCTGGCGAGATTCCCCTCATTGTTTTCAATGTCCAGCTCCAGGGCTGGATCGGAGTCCTGCCAGAGGGACCACCATGCAACCGGAACAACACCTTCTGGGACCATGATTTCCTCTTCAGCTCGCTCATATCCTGAAAGCTGGCGCTGGAGGGAGCGGAGATCCGTTGTCATTCCAGCTGGAATTTTCCGACCCAGCCACTCCTCCAGGATGGACTGAGTGGCGCCTTCAATGCGGAGGGTAAGGCAGTGCTTGGCGATTTGCTGGAGGGCGCGAGTATCCAGTGTGTTGCTGATGAGAATGAGAGGGCGTCCATCCACAGACTCGGGAGACTTCAGATAGGTAAGAAGCTCCTGGAGACCTCCTCGCTCTCCGTTACTGAGTCCGTCAATCTCGTCTAGGAGGATGCCGATACCTCCCTTCTTACCTGTCTCCACCATGCGCATGATGCCGCCCTCTTTCAGTAGAGGCACAATCACTTTGCGGAAGGAGGTTCCACTGCGTGTGTGACTGGCATTGAATTCTAGGACCTTGAGGCCGGTGGCTTCAAAAACTCTGTGAGCGAGGGTGGTCTTTCCAACTCCTGGGGAGCCGAGGAGAAGGACGGCGCGAGCCGTTGTGCGTGTATTTATCCAGTCTGTAATTTGTCTTTCTAAGTCTGGATAAAGACAGTGAGTTTTCTCTAACATCTTTCTTACTACGTAACTTACCGCTTAAGCTCCTTATAGTCGTATGACGTTAAGTCACGACGTTAAGGAGCAGGCGGCACACCGCCGAGGCACACCGTTCCGTCCCATACACCCTCCCATGTCACCTTTTTGGCCGCCGCCTCAGTGCACAGGGCTTTTGTGCGGGCCGCACCCGTGAGGTTGGCCGATAGATTGAATACATTGTTTCCAGTCTGACTCGGCACTGAGGAAGACGTCCACCTCGGCATGTTACCCGCTACACCCGTATTGTCTACGCAGTATGTAACTCTATTTCCGCTACTGTCGGCTACCCCCTTGTAGATAGAGAGGAAGTCGGGGCACACATTGATTGATGGGGGCCAGGGGCCGACGGCAGCAGTTGTCTTGCCACTGGCCTGGAACCAGCGCGTGCCAAAAAAGGCCTCTATTACAACGGCCCCCACGAGAAACATGATGGCCGCGATTGTGCGCCCACTGGAGAAGAGAACAAAGGCGCCGCCTGATGCGATCACGAAGGATAAGAAGATGTAAAATAAGAACACGTAGTCCATTCTAATGTGATAGAGGAAAATCAGTTACTACAAATAACTGATTTTGATGTTTAAAAAATAGAGTAGGCAACAGCTTACTTTTACGTTTACCGGCCTCGTTAGGTCGTTTACCGACCCCACTTGGCAACCGGTGTCGGCACCGTGCCAGAGGCCGCATCGAAGCCAACCTCAATGTAGCCCGTCAGGAAGTCCTGGTTCGGGGTCGTGCCGGTGGCACCGCCGACGCCGAACGTGGACTGCGTGCCCGTGGACTGCGGGACGACGAGCTGCACCTTGCGGAACGTGCGGCCGCCAGACAGGTACGTCTTGCCGTGGTCCCTGAGGAGACCGGCGCCCGAGGCGTTCACGGAGGACAGGTAACGCGAGCCGAAGTAGGCCCACGAGGTGGACGCGAGCTGGTTCGTCGTGGTGTTAAGGCTCAAGATGAGGCCCGTCAGATTGCCGACAGGGATGTAAAACTCGTTGTCCAGAGACACGACACGCTGGGAGCGACCAACTGAACCTACAGACGTCATTTCTATATTTATGCCGTAGAAAAAAATTACGCGGAATTTTGATAAAACTTCAGAAAGAGGTTTTATTAAAACATAAGTAGCCGGTGTTTCATTTTCTTTAAAAATCAGCTTATCGTTTACCGGCCTCGTTAGGTCGTTTACCGGCCCCACTTGACAACCGGTGTCGGCGTGGTGCCAGCCGCGGTATCGAAGCCAACCTCAATGTAGCCCGTAAGGAAGTCCGAGAGGGGCGTCGTGCCCGAAGCACCCTGCACGCCGAAGGTAGACGTGAGCTTCGTTCCCTGCGGCACGACAAGCTGGACCTTGCGGAACGTGCGCCCACCGGATACGTAGGTCTTGCCAACGTCCCTCAGTAGGCCGGCACCCGACGCATTCACGCTGGTAGCATACGCACCAGACGCCCATGTCGCTACAGTTAACGCAGTCGTCGTGGTGTTCAGAGCAAAGATCTTCGCAGAGCAATCAGCGATGGGCATGTAGTATTCGTTATCCATTGAAACAACGCGTTGAGAGGCACCAGCAGACATTCTATATCCCGGACTTAGAAATAAATTTGATACTTAGATAGAATGAGTAGTCCGATAACACTTCCATTTACAAGTGGCGCTGCCGGTGGTCAAAATGGACGCATCAATCTGAATCTTGGGGCGCCGGATGTAAACGGCCCGATTGATTCCTTTCCAGCATATACGCACCAAACGGCGGTAGAGACGAACTTCCAGGATGACATGTTACGGGGTAACTGGGAGGCGAATAGTCTCAGCAAGAGCTTCTTCTCTGTGGAGAACATCAAGACGGTTCAGAATACGATTCGGAAGGAGGTCTTTAACCAGAGTAAGCCGAAAGGGTATGTGATTGACGAGCAGAGCGCCGATGAGTTGAAGATTATTATGCGCGCGATGTATTACCAGTATGCCCGGAATATTCCGCAGGGTATTGCTGAACAGGTAGCGGACCTCAACAAGAAGGTGGTAGATTGGTCTGTGCCGCATATCCTGTCGGCCGTTGACCATTACTATTACTATCTGAATGATATCAGTCATATGCCGATACCGATGCAGTCGCCGCAGAGCATGTCATCAGCTGGAACGAAGAGTTTGCCGCTGAACCCTTATATGTAAAATATAGGCAATAAATAGGGAATATATGAAAAGACTTATATTACTTCTTTTCATAGGTATACTACTATATTGTATTACGGCGAATCCGGTAGCAGAGGGTTTTCAGGCTGAAAACAAAGTAGAAATGGTGATTGCGCGGTATAATGAGTCTCTTGACTGGATTAAACAGGAACCTTTCAATCGATACCCTATCATTCTTTATAACAAAGGCAATAACACCGAATTTGCTATGACAGATCAGGTTAAGAAGGTTATTAGTCTGAAAAATCTAGGAAAATGCGATCACACCTATTTTCATCATATAGTAAATAACTACAATAAATTAGCAGATGTTACTATTTTTCTACCTGGCTCTATTGATACAAGTAGTGCTAAGTATATAAAAGCTTTAAAAGTATTTGATAACGTGGCTAAATATAACACGACGGTTATGATAGGCGCTAAGAATTTTGACGTTAAGAGTATGCTATATAATTTCATATTAGATAAGTGGATAACAAGCGACTCTCGCAATAAAAAGCAGAACGGTGAATCAATCTTAATTCCCGCACAGATAAGACCCTTTGGTAAATGGTATGAAAACAAATTCGGCTCGCTTCTAACAAACTATATAGTATATGCTGGAATCTTTGCGGTGGCGAAAGAAGATATACTAAAACACCCTGTCTCTTATTATCAGCAGTTTCTTGATGAATTGTCGGTTGGATCCAATCCAGAGGTAGGGCACTATGTGGAGAGGAGTTGGCAGGCTATCTTCAACCCACCCAGCAATCGTATTTACATAGAGGGCTTTAACGACGATAGACTGGTATAAAGCAGTGTCACTTTCTGAAAGTAGGGGGTCGAAGCGTCGACCCAAAATTGACGCGCCACCCGCGGGGGGAGTGTGTGTGCGGCGGCACAAATGGTCCATTAGTCTAGTGGTCAGGACAGGAGGCTTTGAATCCAAAGTAGAAACCTCTTAACCTCGGTTCGATCCCGAGATGGACCTACAATACCCCTGTTGGCCAAGCCAAGCGGGGTATGGAATACCCCTGTAGCGCAGTGGATAACGCGTCCGCCTTCTACTCTATATTAGTGTCAGCGGAAGACCGTGGGTTCGACCCCCACCAGGGGTAAAAGTTAGGATTCTTCAAAAATCCATCTTTGCCGTCATAGCTCAGTGGTAGAGCACCCGCTTTGTAAGCGGTAGGTCTTGAGTTCAATCCTCAGTGTCGGCACAAAAGTTTGTAGGTATCTTTAAAAACCTTCACATAGCTCGCATAGCTCAGTTGGTAGAGCAGCGCTCTTATGTCAATAATACGGCATGCATAGTGAGGCGTTAGTCATCGGTTCAATTCCGATTGTGAGCATATTTTTTATGAGACCAACGTTTGGTCTGATACAAAATATGAAATTTGACTCGTTGGCCAAAAATTGATGCGCGGCCGCCCACATAGATTGATGGGGATAAGGATGCTTACAGCAACAAAATATTATGTTTAATAATACTTTGCATCCTGGAACCCCCTCCCCATCTTCGATGGGGGATTACGAGGATGTCCGAGTGGTTAAGGAGACAGGCTTAAGATCTGTTGGCGCAAGCCTCGTGGGTTCGACCCCCACTCCTCGTAAAGAGTTTGTTTGGTTCTCTCAAAACCTTCACTTCTCCGAGCTTCTCCGAAGCAAGGCTCGCAACTTCGTTGCTCTCCGATATGGTCTAGCGGTTAGGATAGGGCTCTTTCACAGCCTCGGCCCGGGTTCGACTCCCGGTATCGGAATTAAGTTTGGTTCTTCTTTAAAAAGCACCTGGTGATCGCACGACTCTAAGGCTTCGCACAGCAATTCATATAATAGCCAATTAATCATGAAGCCTGCTTATCTTGCTGGTAATCTGCAAGAGAACAACGCAAATAGTTCAGTGGTAGAATAACGGGTTTCCATTCCGTTGACGTGGATTCGATTTCCGCTTTGCGTAAACAGTTTGGTTCTTCTGTAAAAAGAACCTGGTGGAGGAGTAACTTTAACCGTTTTAGCTCAGTTGGTAGAGCATGGGCCTTTTAACAAAGGTTGTAAGCCCATAGCCGCGGGTTCGAGCCCCGCAAGCGGTGACTAACTTTTTTTATGAGACTAATCCTTAGTTTTCTAAAAAACGTTGTAAATAACATGGTCTAAGTGTGTGTATGGAACACCCGCTTTAATAAGACCATCATAATACATAAAATCCCCACCATAAACATATCCCCATTCAGATTTAGCAGCTAAATCCGTAGGAATAATACCGTTCGGTGTTCCAATATTGCCTACTTTTAGTTCCTGTGTTTGATTCGGAATTATTACGTTAGGCTTTTTTTCATACTTCATTTTTGCAATATACATCATATTGCTGTCGGTACATGAGTTGCGCAGTTTATCAAATGATCCTTTTATATATAAATCATCATCATCTGCGTTCATTATATAGGTGGTCTTTGGTGTAAGAATCCCTTGATACTTGTTACGAATGCCATGCCCCCAAAATCCAAGATTGGGATTTTGTTCAATCGTAGTAATCTTTGACAAATGACCTTCTAACCACGAATCATCTAAGCCCGATTTTGCCGTACTACCTGGGCCATCAAATACAACTGTAATCGCATCATTTGGTTTTAACTCATCTTTTAGACTATCGAGCATATTCTTTAAAGATGGCCGCCCTCCTGTAGCAATAAAAATATGAAATGTCGGCTCTTGAGTCTCAAACCCCTCTGCTCTTTTTAATTGAATGAAGAGACATGCTATAATTATCAATAAACAAATGATATATAGTTTCATCTAATAAATGATTGTAAATAATTCTATCGTCGTAGGACATTAATTTTAAGGAAGCTATAGCTTCCTTAGTTTTTAGTCACGACGGTATCAACGACTCACGCCTTCGCAACAACCTTAATCTTCCGCTTCTTCGCAGGTGGAGCCCCACCATTCAGCAGCGCAAACTCACGCTCCTCCCTCACCTTGAGCCACACCTTCTCAAAGTCCGCCAGATCCAGCAACCACATCTTGGAAGCGCTCGTGGCCTCCAGAGCCTCTACTGCCGCGCGGGCCTTCTCCACAAGAGCCTCTGCCTCCGCAACCGCCGCAGCCTTCACACGGTCCATGCGCAGACGGAGCAGATACTCGTAACTGTCTATGTCCTCTACGCTACCGACATTGTCCTTCTTTCCCGACAGAGGAGGCAGCGCATGCGCCTTCATCGCTGCCACAATAGCCTCGTCGCTCGCACGCCGCAGCTCAATAGTTCCCTCTAGAACCCCTCGAATGAACCGCGCCTTTGCATCCGCCTCCATCGCCTCAGCGCGCAGACGGTCCATCTCGCTCTGCCGCCGCTCCTCATACTTTGCCAGACGAGGTCCGAAGAACGCCTCCAGAATGTCGCCCACACACGAATACCGCACAATCTTCGTGTTCGTGTCAAAGCAGACCATGTTGCTCGTGCGCCACGTGGTGATCAGTCGGAACCGCTTCTCAAACTCGCTTACATTCCTCTTCGCCTCCTCGTAATAGTAAGGATCCAGATAGAGGTCAAAGCGCACGTCTACGTGGTTGTAGAGGTCATCATAGTTGAGAAGAGCAGGCTTGCCATCCTCCAGCTTCCCCGCCTCCATGTCCTTGTTGGTGCACATCTCATCCAAGAAGGCCTTGTAGTCGTTCGTCCACGTGCCCACAGGAAGCTCTGTGATACTAACAATCTTCTTCTCATCGTCAAATGCATAGAGACCGCGCGTCTGCCAGACACCGTCAGACGGCATCGTCATGCGGCCACGGAATCCCAGCCACCAAGGCTGTAGAGCCAGATTCGCCAGACTCTCTCGCCGCCCATCAAGCCTGTCGCGCAGAAGCGCAATCATGTCGTTCGGGTTGAACGGAGGAATGTCCGTGCTGAAGCCCGTGCCGATGCCAACAGAGCCGTTGACGAGCAACATAGGCAGAACGGGCCAATAGCACTCGGGCTCAACAGCTAGACCATCATCATCTAGATACTTGAGAACACCGTTATCCTCCTTGCGGAAGATGGTCCCAACAATCGGTTCCAGATGCGTGTGGATATAACGCGGAGAAGCCGCGTCCTTACCACCCATGAGGCGCGAACCAAACTGCCCAATAGGGGCAAGCAGATTGATATTGTTCGCGCCGACGAACGTCTGTGCCATGCTTGTGATAGCGCCCGTAAGAGACGCCTCACCGTGGTGATAGGCCGCGTGCTCCGAGACATAGCCCGCCAGCTGTGCCACGCGAATCTCGGATGTCAGGCCGCGCTTCAAACAGCCGAACAGAATCTTGCGCTGAGACGGCTTGAGACCGTCAATCAGATGCGGCAGAGAGCGAATATTGTCCGCATTGCTGAAGTGGATGAGCTCGTCATTGATGAAGTTACTGTAAGGAACCGCACCACCAGCACCCACTGTCAGAAGGCGCTGCGGGTCGTAGCCTGCCAGCCACTTCTTGCGGTCATCTGCACGCTTCTTGCTGAAGGCGAGCGAGAGGCTCTCGTCCGTGGCAACATCCCACTGATACTTGATCTCGTGGAGAGCGCGGAACCACTCTTGGGCCTCCTCAGGCGTGCTGGTGCCCAATCCCTTGTAATACTTTAGAGTCCAGCCCTTCGGATCATGAGCCGCCTTCCAGGTATCAAACTCGCCCTGAGAGTAGAAGCTTACGATGTCGCCCCGCCGAGATGCCTTCAAGAGCGGAGTCATGAGAGAGCAGACGAAGCCGGCCTTCATGAGGCTAGGCCACTCCGTGTGGAACAGATTCATCAGGAGACCCTTGATATGAGACCCGTCCAAATCCTGATCAGCCATCACCATCACACGGCCATAGCGGAGAGACTTGAGGTCCTTGTAGACCTTGCCCTGCTCCAGACCCAGAATCTTCTTGATGGCGGTCAGCTCCTCGTTCTTGCTGAACTTGTCGGCGCTGACGTCGCGGACGTTGAGCATCTTACCCTTGAGAGGGAAGACGCCCCACGCCTCCCTTCCCACCACCTTGAGACCCGTGATAGCGCTTGTGGCAGCCGAATCTCCCTCCGTCAGAATGAGAGTGCAGTCGGATGACTTGCCAGAGCCAGCCCAGAGAGCGTCCACCAGCTTCGGCATTCCACGCAAGGTGGTCCGCTTCTTGCCGTCCGTCTTCTTGGCGTCCTTGGCAGCCTTCGCATCCAGAATGTTCTGTGCCTCATCCATCAGACCAATCTTCACGAGACCCTCCACCAGCTTACCGCCGGTCTTGAAGACACTGCCGAACTTCGCTGCAGGCGTCGTCAGGCACTCCTTCGTCTGGGAGTCAAAGGACGGATTCACAATCGTGGAATTCACGAAGAACATGACCGCGTCCTTGAGCTGTGCGACCTTGATGTCCAGCTTCTTCTTCTTGGTCGCAAGCTCACAGAAGTCGCCGAGAACGGTGCGCATGACAGCGTCCACGTGCTTACCGCCCTTCCGTGTGTTGACAGCGTTGACGAAGCTGACGTGCTTCTCGTCTGCAGCATTGTCCTCGTCATCAAAGAGAGTCCGCGTCAGGACGGCAGCCACCTCCCAGCGGTCAGAGCACTTCTCGTAGGCGAGGACAGCCCCATCCTTGACGAAGAGGCGGACGAACTTCTCGAACGTGTTGGTCGCAACTGTCTCGCCATTCCAGGAGACCTTGACGTCCTTACCAGCGAGGGCGGCGAGTTCCAGGCAGCGAGTGCGAAGAACGAGCAGCATCTCCTCCATGTTCAGTCCAACAAAGTGGCTCAGATCGGGCTGATAGGTGATCTTGACGAAGCCCGTCTTCGCGGCATCCTTCTTCACAGATGCCTTGTCGCAGGTGAGCATATGGTCCCGCCACGTCTGCGAATACTTCAGCCCGTGCTTAGGAGAGCGCGTCTCAACAGTGAAGCTGTGAGAGAAGATGTTCGTCAGCTTGGCGCCATAGCCATTCTTGCCGCCGACAATCTTCTCCTCCTCCTTGTTGTAGTTCCCGCTGGTAAGCAAGTGCCCAAAGATCATCTCAGGAACGAAGACCTTCTCTGTGGGGTGCTGTTCGATGGGAATACCATCACCATCATTCTCTACGCAGATGAGGAGACCGGATGCCGTGACGCAAGCACTCACCTCAATGTGCTTGATGGGCGTCTTACCAGGCTCTCCACTCCGAACAAGAGCATCCCGAGCATTCACGACAATCTCATCAAAGAGCTTGTAGAAGCCAGGGTTGAAAGCGCAGTGGCGATAGACCATCTTCCCCTTCTCTGCATCAAAGACCCAGCGCATCTCATCGTGCGTCTCTACAGACCCAATGTAGGTGTCAGGCAGCTCCAGAATGTGCTCCCTGTGCGTGTGCTTCTTATAGGCATCGGCGGTAGACATTTTGTTATACCAAGGGTGGGGGTCATGGCCCCTTCAAATTTGATACCGTGATACCATATGAACTGAAAATTAAGGAAGCTCCTTGAGCTTCCTTAAAATTAAGTCACGACGGTAACTTTAAAATAAAGAAGCTCAACAGCCTCTTTATTTTAAAGTTTTATCACTCTAATAACGTCGTTACTTAATTAAGTCACCACGTTAAGTATACTTACGCGTGTTATTCTTTCTCTTATTCTTATTCTTATTCTTGTATGTCTTCTTATTTTTTCTATTGCGCCGGCCGCCTTTGCTCCTTAAAAAGCTGGGAAGAAGAGACTGCTTCTCAGGACTCTTTGTGTAGGGAGTGGCATCATAGGTGATGGAACCGATTGCGGCAGAGAAATCAGCGGCGCTCATACTAGCTGTGCTTCTTGCTTGATCGGCTTCATTAAGGCTCATAACGGCATTCTTGGCTTCGGGTGTATCCTCAGGGCCGCCGACCGGTTGATTGAATGCGATTCTAAGAAGTCCTTTATTACTAGCGTTCTCGAGTATACCCTTTGCATTTTTCATTATATCACCAAAAATTGGCTCGGGTGAACCAGCTGCTATCCACTCCTGTTGCAAGGGAGTTTTATCCATACCAGGAAGTCCGAGAAGGCGAGCGCCGCCTTTCTTAAATTTTATAAATAAACGGCGAAGTGCAATAACATCGTTTTCTGTTTGAATATTGATTAATCCATAATATCCATTTATCATATACCCTGCAAAGGCTACTAATTCGGGTTTCTCGTTACCGAGCGCACCACCGAATTTGAAGTCAAACGGGCCGTACTCTGAAAATGATTTAAGCTTGCCATAAGCAAGATCATTAGCTTTCTGATGGACAGTTAATTCCTTACCCATAAGTCCAGAAACAAAACTTCCTAAGCCTCCACCTCTCATACTATATATTAATGTGTTAGAAATATTTTTGTAGAGTTGTGAGAGAAGCGAAGGTTGACCTTCTTAATCTTAGAACCAGTAATTGCCGTATTCACCTTTTCACCTTTTCTACTGGAGCTCCTAAATGTTCCACATCCCTCTTCAAAAGACGCATCCCTCTTTAAATTTGATGCCCCCTCCTAAACAGAAGACCATCACCCGATGCCCTGTCACAAATGTATGTTATTCATACACGATTGTTTACAACAGACCCCGCTTCCATCATCTAGACATGCGACCCAGTTCAAGCGTCGCAGACTACTCGGTTGTATAGAGACGGTCAGTTATCTTCTTGCAAAACAGATTGAGATGGATAGACCTGATATGTATCAATGGTTAAATATGATGGAAATGATGAACTGTGCTGTTCTTAATCAACAGGCCTCCCGCGACTATCGCATGTATCAGATATGGCTAACAAACAAAAACACAATAGATGAGATTATTACTATTCTCATCGAAAATGCTATTCTATCAAAAACTCAGACTAGATATCCCTATGAGGAATGGTTTGCCGAAAAGGGAATGTTCCTTCTTCAAAATCTTCGCCAGATTCACATAGAACATTCTGGGGCCCTCTTTATAAAAATAAAGGCACCGGTTGATGAGTATGACGGACTCTACAGTTAGTTCTTCACCATCATAAAAATCTTATCATTGTCCCATCCAGGTGAGAATTTGTTATTGTGTTCCATTTCAACGAATCCGTGAAAGGCCAGTTGGTCCTTGATAGGCTCAATAACGTCCATATAGTCTTTGTGTGGCACATTGCGGAATACGTCCTCAATCAGAAAGATGCCACCAGGCTTCAGAAACGGCAGCGCGGCCTGCACAAGTATTTTCTGATCCCAGACGTCGTGGGAGGAGTCGTCTAGAATCACATCTAGATTTCCACCTGTAGCAGTGAGGGCCGCGCGAATACTCTCGACGCTGCGCACATCCATGTTCGCAAACTTCGTATTCGTGTATCCGAAGCTGGCGGCATTCTTAAGAAAATCATCATCGCGGTCAAAGAAAAAGAGCTCACCCTTCTTGAAATAGTTGGCCCACATCTGAACACTGGACCCGCCGGCCACACCAATCTCGGCAAAACGGACGGGCTTATTCTTGTATGTGGCGAGAAACATGGAATAAAAGGGCGTATAGGGGTGGCGATGGCCCCGCGGGTTAAACGGGCTCTTATCAGTCTGGCATTCTGCTCCGAGAACACACAGTTCGGTAAGTGCGCGACTGGATTCTAGAGAGAATATGGGAATCATCTGTTATTTCTTGGAGCGGACGTTTAAGTCTAAATTTGTTCTTTACATGAAGTAAATGTCAAATGATGCCAAGCAGTGTCCGTGGTGTGCCCGCTGGTGCTTGAAGGATGCTGCATGCGCATATGTATTCGCATGTGGCCTGGAGACAACTGGTAAGTTTCACGCGGGTAAAGGCTGTGGCCGCACATGGTGTTGGACGTGTGGAAAGAAATATTGTAGCCCGTATTATGATCCCGAGTCAGGGCAGCGTCTACCGAGCGCTAAGGATAATCATGATCCATTTTGCTGTAAGCAGGAGGAAGGATTCAAGGAAGAGGACTATTGTGGTGGAGGGCATTCGGGACATTGTGCCAGGAGGTGGTAAAACCTGTGGTAAAATATACAGCCCAAGTAAGATGCGTGGTGGCGGAAGTTACTACCAACCCATACAATATGTAAGCAGAGGCGGACAACGTCTTCGTGGCGGCTTCTACCCGTCTATCATGGGTGGTGTGCTTAGTAACGGACCCATTCTCTTCACACCAGCATTAGCGTCTGGATTCCGTCTTCTCCGAAATAACACGGAGAGGATGAGGAGCCGGAGCCGCAGCCGGAACCGGTCAACCCGCCGTTCCAAACGCACCTTAAACAGGCGAAAAAATACGCGCAAAGCCTAAAGATTGGAAAGGGAAGCCAGTATAGGAAATGTCTCTTGTCCGAGCCAATCAGAATGGCAATCTTTTTGAAATCAAGACCGTCCAGAGCGGCGCCTTCCGGACCCTCATTGAGGCCCTGAAGGAGATTCTTACGGAGGCGAATCTGGAGTTTGATAGCCAGGGCATCAAGATTATGGCTGTTGACGAGACCCATACGGTTCTGGTCTATCTCCGTCTTCACAGCGACCGCTTTGAGAACTACTTCTGCCCCGCCAAGCATGTGCTCGGCGTCAACATGATCTACCTCTTCAAGCTTATCAAGACGATGGGCAACAACGACTCCCTGACGCTCTACCTCCCCGCCAGCAACCCCAACAAGCTGGGCATTCGCATGGAGAACAGCGAGAAGTCAACGACCACGAACTACTTTCTAAAGCTGTTCGACACGGATGTGGAGGATATCCAGATTCCGTCTCTCAACTTCACCAGTATTATCCACATGCCTTCCATTGACCTCCAGAAGATTTGTCGCGATATGAATGCGTTGGGTGAGAAGCTGGATGTGGAAATTACGTCCAGCGGTACGGACCTCATCTTCCGCTGCATGGGCGACTTTGCGGAGCAGGAGACGATTATTAGTGAGAACAGCAGCAGCATGAAGGTCCACAAGGCTGCGGGCGCAATTAATGAGATTGTGCAGGGCATCTTCCAGCTGAAGCACCTTGTCCTCTTCACAAAGTGCACGAGTCTGTGCCCGTCGATTGAGCTCTACCTGAAAAATGATTTCCCTCTCATTCTGCGTTACACAGTTGCGAATCTGGGAGAGATTAAGTTGGTTCTGGCGCCGATGAAGAACAAGGCATAAATAACTCAATATATAAAGAATATGGAGTTAAGCTACACGCGAGATGATTTGAATGAATTTCTTATGAGTGTTAACTTTCAAGAAATCAATGCAAACGATGGGGGGATGAAAGTTCCTGATATGTTTTCACTCTATTTTTTGTTAAAAAAGCTAAGACCAAGCGTTGTAATTGAATCGGGTGTATGGAATGGTCAGTCGACAAAACTAATACGAGAGACTTTGGAGGATGTAAAAATTATATCACTAGATCCCCGTCCTATTGAAGGATATATAGACGAAAATACAACATACTATATTGGAGATAAGTTTAAGGATTTTAAAGATTTGGATTTATCCTCCTTCGACATGAACAGTGTTCTATGTTTTTTCGACGATCATCAAAATCAAGCACAGCGATTGATACAGTGTATTGATAAGAACGTTAAACATGTTTTTTTTAATGATAACTACCCTGTGAATTGCGGTAGTCATTTTAGTATAGAACATTTACTGAATAATGATAGACGTCTTGTATTTGATATTGAAACGCAATATCCATATTCAATCAATACATTTCCACAAATTGATCTAAGTAATACGAATGAAATTACAAAACGGATTGAGAAGTATGTTATATTTCCGAATATCTTCTCAAAGAAGATAGAAATGGTGGAGGGGCTTTTTGATTGTGATGCATTTCTGGGAAATGAGGACATAGAAAAATATCAACCATTTTATAAATCGGCGCAAACATATACATGGAATACATACATCTTATTAAATTAGGCAAGAACCATGTGAGGTGGTCTAGGCTCAATCAGTTTGAATGCCAATGTCTGTTCAGGATTTCCACCACCCTGGTAAGCATTCACCCCCATAACAATCTCACCTTCATCTGTAGGCGGATCATCAAGCTGAAGTCTCACTTCCTTATGATGATGCGAATGACCTGACACCCATGCACGAACGGGCCAGCAAATCATGTGCTCTAGATTCTTCATATCAAGATTCGTAGATCCCCTATGCGATACAAGCTTAGTAGGCATATAGTGTGTAACAGCAATGGTATTTGAGTGAAGAATTGTGGCATTATAGAGAGCTGAGTCTAGCCATGATACCGCTTCCTTGTGAAGACGATAATTCTTTCGTGACCATAATGTGGTTCCACAGAAATTAACGCGCAGATGCCTCAAATACACCGACTCGTTGTTGAGGAAATGGACGTTCTCCCACTGCGAGCAAATCTGCCGCATGAGCGTTAGATTTTTGTCATATTCCCCATCAAACTCCTGATTTCCTGGGACAATAATCACAGTATCCCAATTCTCCTTACAGTATTCGATGAACTTGGTATAGAGCGTCTTCGTGGGATGTCCGATATTACCTGCAAGAGCAAGAGTGCCGGTTACAGGGCGGACGATCCGATTGAACATCAGACGACCCGTCATCCTTTCCAAGTGGATGTCACTAATATATTGAAGGCGGAACATTTTTGTGTCTTAAAAATACAAAAATGTTGCGTCAAATTTAATCTTGTGATCACATCTTCTTCTCCACGTGCGGCGTGTAGAGAATATCCGCGTGTGAAATACCCTTATCAAGACATATAATACCCGTGTTCTTATTGAAGGCCTCAGCATCCTTATTCCATACCTTGATTACATAGAAGCCGATGCGCTGAGCAGGACCCACGCCGAGCACCTTGGGGCTGATGCTGATACCGACAAAGGTGTCGGCCGCATTCACAGCCGCCATGTTCATCATGGTGCCCAGCACATACTTCTTATAAATGTCAATACCAGTATCATGCCCACCACGAACGCTGTAGCTTCCTCCGCGAATATTGTGATAATTCTCCCAAAGAGGAGGGAGAGGATCGCGCATCCAGAAGAACATACCAGTCTTTATTTTATCACCTAACTCCTTGAATACTGAAAGCACATCTCCAATTGTAGAGACTGTGGCAATCTTTTGAAATGTATCAAGAGTCCAGCGCTTTTCCCTGAGTGAGTGGAAGTATAAAGTCCACTCACCCGAAGGGATTTTCTTCGTAAGGTCGGACATACTCATTTTCCTATATGTCCTTGTGTCAAATTTTTATGTGGCCTCGTTGGGCGCATCTAGTTCCTCTTCCTCGCCAAGACTGACCGATCGCGTGTCACCATTTAGCTCAATCTTCATAGGCTCAAAAACACTTGCTGCAGGAGCAACAGCAGTTGTATCCATCTCAAGCATAAGACTAGACACAATCGGATCAAGAGACCAAGGAGATACCGTCTTCTCCTCTCCATCTTCCGTAATCACGAAAAGCTCCAGGCTCACACGGTTATCAAGAATGATGCCTGTGCGAACACTCCAAGACCCCACGACGACGGCAGGAGAAGGTGCGCCCGAGTTACTTGAATACTTTACCTCGCAAACAAAGTCATCGAGTGAATATAAGCTGAGCCCGTTATAACGAATACTTGCCGCAAGCCAAGGAAGAGACTTCGTCTGCTCAATCGCGCAATTGGAGAGAATATTCGTCTCAAGATTGTAGGTCCACGCTATACTCGGGACACCGGGGCCCATGCTATTTACCGATCCAGCAAGATACGGAGTCGTATAGCCACTGAAGAAAATATACTCCTGCGGCCTCGCCAACAAAAGAGCGCGTTGCGCGGTCTTCACGCTCACAGAGTAGAGCCCCTCTAGAAAGTTGCGCACAACCAGATAAATCCGGAAAAGTCTCACGTAAAACTGGGGCGTGAAATACGACTCCACAAGTGTCATGTAATACTGGGGGTTGAAATACGATTCCATTCTATAAGCTCTATGCGCTCATGTTTTAGACCCATCAGCGATGGTTTAGGCACTCGCCAGCTTGCTTGTATCAATACACTGAGTCTGACCAGTGCCAGGTCCACATGCAACCGTCGCGGCAGGGGTTACAGTAACAGCGGGAAGCGGGTTGCCAGACGCATCACATGGAACGGGGTCAGGAACACGTGCCGTGGCAGCAATAGCTGCAGCGGCACTCGCTGAGACAGTGCCGGGTGGTGCACGAAGAGCACCAATTGATAGTCCTATACCCAACATGACAAGCGGGATTGAAAAAACACCCCACGCCACCAGATCCGCACCATTCTGGGAGAGATAGACCATGAGGAGAACCGCAATTATACCAACTAAAAAGTGGCCAATAAGAAGCTTATATTGCTGTTTTGCGAAATCTAGTATTATTAAGGCCATAAATAATGCAGCTGTTGTTAACCCAGGGTAGGAAATCTCCATTCTATATCGTAATATCATTTTACGTTAGGCGAACTAGCTTAGTCCCATTCCAGCGAGCAATGGGCTCAGGAATGACAGTGCCCTCCTCATCTGTGCCATAGACATTGTTGTCAGCATCCTTGTAATAAGTTACACCCTTATACTCCAGCGGCTCAAGCTCAAGAGCAGCCTCCTCTTCCTCCTCGGGCTCATCCTCCAGCACCTCTCCCTCCACATCCTCATCGGGTAGAATTACGCTCGGCTCCTTTGCCACAACTCGCGCCAGCCGAAGCTCCTCTACCTCCGCATGCGTGGCGGCGAGCTGCTCCTCTAGAGCACTGATGCGGCTCTCCAGATAGGAGACATCGGGTACTTGTGACTGCATCTGCGGCACCTGCCGCTCGAGACGCTCAATGCGCTTGACAAACTCGTTATCATACAGGGGAACCTTCGGCTTCTCAACCGCCACCAGAATCTGCTCAATAAGCGACAGCCTCTCGTGGAGTGTAGTCTCAAGCGTGCGAAAGAGCTCACGGATCATAGGCTCGGCACTCATTTTTTGAATGACGGACTATTGGCCACCGCCATCATCAATTTTTGCTCCCTTACCGCTTGGTTTTGATTTGGATGTTCATAACAGCATCCAGCGTACTGTCTCTGTCCTTCAGAGGCTTCGTTCTCTTAAGACGGAGTCCCTCTTCTCCTGTGACCCCGTTGCCTCGCGCCGTCGTCTTCTCATTCGGCGAAAACATCGTGTTCTTCAGGCTGGAATCAAAGAAATCAATCGGCTTCGTGTCAATGCTTCCGAGGATGCTCACCATCGGCGGCATGTGAATATCCACGCGCACCTTCTTAGCGCGGACGGTCGCGCGGAAGCTCTCAATTGTCATAGGCCCTCCGAGAACCTTCAGGCTCTCGCGCGCAGGTGCAGGGAAGATGCGAGAAATACCCTGGGGGTCATAGAGGCGGTGAAGAAGCGCCATACGTTCCCAGCGAACGTGGGGGTCCATCGTCTCATTCAGCAGATAACTCACCGCGCACTCGGGACAGCAGAAGTTGCCATACACACGCCAGAGGCCCTTATCCTCCCTCTCAGGAATGATACACGGCTGATTCTCAAACGCGTGAATACACCAGAAACAGTGAATATCCGATTTTGCGGGTAGCTGGTGCGCATCTGAATCGGCACGAAACTGGACCATGAGATTCGTGCGAACAAAGGCAGGCATAGGTGCAGTCTCCACAACAATAGGTGCGGCCGCGACTACAGCAACTGCTTCCACATCCTTCTCTTCCTCATTTAAGACAAGGGGCTCTTGGTGAGAAGAGAATACATTATCGGCGCCGGCATCATATGGCTCGGGCTGTAGAGGGGGTGCGGGATTATACTGGATCGGCATATCGCTGAATTGCACGTCGTTACTGTGAATCTGGAGATGCGCAATCAGAGGACGTCTTGGCTCAGAAGAGAAGCTCCCTTCAATTCCAGTTGAGGTGACAACTGCGACAATCTTTACTGGCTTCTTGCTCTTGCGAACAACAGGTGCAGCTGCAGGTGCAGGTGCAGCTGCAGGGACAGGTGCAGGGACAGGGACAGGGACAGGGACAGAAACAACAACCGGTGTTTCTGTGGGGGCAACCATCTTATTTTTAGCGGCACGACGTCCAGACATGTTCTGATGACAGGTCGTGTTCCAAAGTTTAGGTGCTTTGAATATTATCTAAACAAAGTATATAGAAATGCAGTGGCTTATGTCCCTCTATGTTGCCGCGCTCTTTTTCGTTTTAACTCCGGGCGTCCTCGTCTCCCTGCCCCCTGGTGGCAAGAAGATGACGGTGGCGCTGGTCCACGCGCTCGTATTCGCCGCCGTCTACCAGCTCACGCACAAGATGGTGTGGCGCGCTCTGTATGAGGGTTTTGAGGCCGCCGGCGCCACTGCCACGGTGATGGCGTGCGAGAAGGATGCCGACTGCACTGCGCCGATGATGTGCAAGTCCAAGAAGTGCTCTGCGTAAACTCGTAACTCTAAAAGTCGTCTAAACACAATCTCCTATTTCAACCAAGATGGTGGAAACAGGAGGTCTCCCAATACGCATACATACACTTTTCCAACTCATGATGAAAAATCCAAATGCCCTCTCACATATGATTCTAGTAGGCCCCCCGGGCTCGGGTAAGACCACATCTGCCCGAACCTTCGTCGAACGGCTCCACGGTCAAGGCGGCTTCTCGTCCTTCTTCGGTCGCGCGCTTTTCTTGAATAGCAGTGACGAGCGCGGTCTAGAGGCTGTAAGAAGTCGCGTATTCCCTTTCGTCCGGTCTTCGCTGCACTCTATTCTTCAGAGTGGCAAGAGCACCCTCGGTTATACGCCGCCCAAAGTGATTATTTTTGACGAGGCCGAGACGCTCACTGACCAGGCCCAAATAGCCCTCCGTCCCCTCTTAGATACGCCCCCCCAGGATGTTCTTCTCATCTTTCTCTGTAACTCGGTCTCCCGAATTCATTCGTCCATTCTTCACAAGTTCCTCACAGTCCAGCTGGAGGCTCCTTCCGCAACCGAGTTCACGAAGCGTCTGGAAAAGATAGAGTTGTCGTGCACGACCACCACCGGTATTGACATCCTCTACCGACGCGGCGATATCCGCTACTTCCTTCTTCATCCCACAAAGCATGACGAGTGTGCGAGGCTCTGGACCTCTATTTTCACAGTGCCCTCTTATGAGCTGACAAAACACATAGACGGGCTTCTTCAAACCTGGATTTTTCCAGAACTCGCCATGTTCTTCCTTGTGATCACGAAGGAGCTCCAACTCTTGACACCCGCCGCCCTTTATGAAATGTTACGAATCACAGACGGAGACTTCTTACGCCTCTGTCCTCCTGAGATGCGGACAAAACTCTTAGCAAACTGGATTGAGATGAACCTCCACCTAAAACTTGACGAACCAATTCGCCAAGGTTAAAGAAAGAAATGGATCCGACTAAGCTAACGTTTACTCCTCTGCGCATCTCTACGCTAGTCACGACGGGACACTTGGGAACGACCATCAATCTCAAGGGGCTATTCGAGCAGCTGGGACCATGCAAGCTTCTTCTTCCGATTGGCTATCCTGCAGAGGGAATTCTGAAGATGGAGTGTAAGGACAGGGTTATTGGATACGCATCCCGCGACGTTCTCACAAAGCGGCGCGTCAGCGATAAGACCTTCTTCAATCAGTCCACTCTCGTGATTCGCAAGAAGCGGGATGATGCGCCTGGATTCAAGGAGGTCAACATGAAGCTGTTTGAGAACGGCGGATTTCAGATGACAGGAGTTACGAGCGAGGAGTTCAGCCGCTCCGTGGTAATTTGGCTCATTGAGTTTCTGAAGCAGTGTCCTACCCCTATTTCCGACAAGCCGCTCACCATTGCGAAGTTCGCGATCCAGCTGCTCAACAGTGATTACAAGATGAATACACTGGCGAAGCGGGATGAGCTCCATCGTCTTCTCACGTCTAAGTATCGCTTGTTCAGCACGCTTGAGACGACGATTTATCAGGGTGTCAATACGAAGTATTATTATAACGAGGAGGCGCCGCTCGATACGGAGCTTTGGGGAATTTGCCAGTGCCCGAGGCCGTGCACAGGTCAGGGCGATGGCAAGACAATTGGGAACTGCAAGCGGGTAACAATCTCTGTGTTTCAGACGGGAAGTATTATCATTACGGGCGCCCGAAACAAGCAGCAGTTGGACGAGGCGTATGAGTTCATCAATGTGATTCTACGGAAGCACGCCGCGGAGGTTCTGAAGCCGTTACCACTAATACCTCAGCCTGCGACTTAAATTTGAAGCTGGCTCCCGCGGAAAAAAGCCAATAGGTTTTCCCCGGAATACGTCAGACTTTGAGATGTCGGCTCCCTCTACGAATGCACCCGCTGCCGCTACCCCTGCTTCTGCTTCTGCTTCTGTTTCTGCTCCTGCTCCTGCCTCTGCTGTTCCTGCCGCCCCGCTCCCTGCACCGCAGACGCTCGTCCAGGCCGCCAAGCTCGCTATCCAGCTTGACCGCGCCATCCAGCTGGATTACTACGTCGACACTGCCACCAACAGGGCCTTCCTCGGCGAGGATGACGAGGCCAAGGAGAAGATGCTCGTGAAGAGCGGTGATGAGTTTACCAGCCTCATCCAGAAGATCTACAAGGTCGGCGATGACTTCATCATCCTCACCGAGAACAGCATCTACGTCGTGTCTGGCAAGATCCAGAAGCGCCGCATCAAGTCGCCGCAGATGCGCAACGGTGGCGAGATTTAAACACGTTAAATAGAAAGCTTATGCCAAGACTTTTTGTTTATCGTATAGTCAAAGATTTGGGCACAGCCCCACATATCTCTGAAGGGCATTTAACGCTCACCATCTGCAAACCGAAAATTCGGAAGTCTGCAAAAGATGGAGACTATGTGCTTGCTCTTATGGCACAGTCAAATAATGCTATGAAAACTCTTAAAAAGAGTAAGGTAGTCTCTAATAATAATAAGCACTTTCAGGCCGCCTATCTTTTTCGCGTGGGCGAGGTTGTTCCTCTGGAGAGATATGATGAATGGTGTGCGACGCATGCTCTCAGCAAACTATGCACTGCCGAGCATTTTGATGGAAATGCTCAGTATAACAAGACTCTCAAATGGAGACCTGGTCCTCATGGACCCGGTGAACGGAATCGCAATCTGAGTGGATGTAATTCAATCACGTCTACACATTTTGCTGCATGGACATCAACAGCGCCGCATCGTCTTACAGAGGAGGAACTTGCGGGTCTAGGTCTTACGGAGGAGGAAGTCTCTATCATAGGAATTGGCCACAAAATTGTAATCATGCCGAATACGGTAATGGCCGAGAGGCTCATTGCATCTAAGAAGAGCCCTCCTAGAAACAATAAAAACAAGACTGCAAAGAATAATGGACCAAGAGGGGCGGGTGCTGAACCACCAAAAGGAAGAGAAGGATATACTATCTTCTAAATAGATGAGTTTGATATACATAACATTCGCCATTTTTTTCATATCAACGCTCCCCCAGCTACAACAGACAATTCAAACAGGTGAAACACGTGATTTGAATTGGCTCAATTTAGTCTTGAATATACTCGGAAATGCTCTTCTTGTAATACACGGATATCTACAGGGTGATAAGGGCGTAGCACTCCTTGGCGGTTACTTTGTAATATACATGTCTACTCTACTGTATTACAAGAGCAAGGAAAATCGCCAATAAGATAATAAATAAGCCGTCATTCCACATATGCTCTTTTGTGAGTCTACCGTTTTCAACTAGATCTATAGCACCTCCGATGCCCGTAACGTCGTGACTTAATTTTAAGGAAGCCATGGCTTCCTTAAAATTAATGTCTTACGACTATAAGAGTGATAAAACTTAAAAATAAAGAAGCTTTTGAGCTTCTTTATTTTTAAGTTATCACGGTAGCGAGTAGCGCGAATAGAACAAGAATCCACAGAAGAGAGCGACCCATTTTACTTAGACGCAGGAATTAACGCACGCTCGCACAGAATATACGTAAACATGGCATCCACGACGACAATGGAGAGAACCATGGCCTGTGTTAAGAGTGCCGCATACAGTTCATAACCAGCCTTCTTTGCCATCATCAGAGTAAAGAGCATGAGACCCACGATTAGTGCCGCAGCGATTACGCGAGCCCAAAACAGAATGTAAAAAAAGTCACACACCGTGCGGCTGGCTACGGGCTTCATCCAAGTCGGTTCCATTTCTTCTTATCAGAAAGAAAAAATAGAATCTCCTATCAGAAAAATGGTGATGCGTAAGAATCGTAAGGCTAGTCGTAAGGGAAGCCGCCGCTCAACTCGCCGTGTTAACCGTCGCATCATGTATGGTGGCGCTCACACGCTCTCTCCGATGGAGCTCACCGACACCAGCATGCTGAGTGCCAGCAAGATGTCGGGTGCCCAGGGCCTTGACTTTCTCGGTAAGCACGCGGCTCAGCATGGAGGTGGTGACCTGATGGGCGCGCCTGTTGGTGACACTGGAATGCTGGATTCCTCTCTCCGCGCCTCCGCCCGTATGGGGCCGCTTGATGCCTCCTACCAGGCCGTAGTCGGTATGAGGGACCAGTCCGGCGGTAAGCGCAAGCGCAAGGCTAGTCGCCGTTCTAGTCGCCGCAGCTGCCGTCGCTCGACGCGCCGCAATCGCCGCTCTAGTCGCCGCCAGAGCGGCGGCATGGCCCCGCTCGGCTTCATGGAGACGAGCGCGCCTGGCACTCTGCTGTCCGGTAGCCAGGCGGCGGCTGCGAATAGCACAATGAACAGGGAGTGGGCCCTCGCCGCGAATCCCAGCTCCTTTGCGCCGAAGCTCACCGGATATTAAATACTTAACCAAAAATCGCCTTTAACATCACCGACTGAGACGTAAGCTTCTCCCGCTCAACATCATTTACGACAACACGAATATGACATAAGAGATTACCATGTCCGCCCTCAGGGCGACGCGGCATTCCCTTTCCATCCACCACATGAGTCGTCCCAGACATCAGACCAGGCGGCAGATCCACGACAAGGCCATCGGGATATCCAGGGTGACCATTGACCTTCTTCTGGCACCCGAGCAAGCACTCCGCAAGCGTCAGCTGGAAATCCACATGAAGCGTTGTGCCCTCGCGTTTGAGGTCACTCGTTTCATCCGCCTCCGTCAGAATAATATGAACATCGCCCGCCTCCACGAACTCGTGATTATCGCTGCACTCCCTCTCAAAGATGAGCATCTCTCGCACCTTCATTCCGGGCTCAACCCGTATCGTCAACACCTTCTCATGCGTAGTGAACTTACGACCCTTACACGTGGCGCACGCAACACCAGGCTGCTTCCCCTCTCCTGCACACGGCGCACACGGACTATGCTGGACCGCCTGCATTCCTGGGGCAATCATCATTACATGCTCAACAAATCCACGGCCCTGGCACGCACCACATGAAACAAACGTCTTACATCCGTCCCCTTTGCAGCCATCGCAGAACTTCTGACGCTCAAACTGAATCTGAATCATGCGACCGTTGTAAAAGTCACTGAGTATGAGAGGAATTTCGTGAACCTTCGGAGGCGCCTTCGCCCGCCGAACACGGGGTCCATTGGGCCGCCCGCCACCAGGACCGCCTTGGCCGAACATTCCGAAAATACTTCCGAAGTCAAATGGGAAACCGCCACCCCCACCTCCAAACGGGTTGCCACCAAATGGATGACCACCCCCTTCTTGAGCACCCGCTTCTCCCTCCACATTACCTGTCATGTCATAGACCTGCCGCTTCCTGTCGTCGGCAAGAACGTCGTGGGCCCGAGAAATTGCCTTGAAGTCGTCCTCCTGACCTCCCTTATCGGGATGATGCTTCATTGACATACGCTTGTAAGCACGACGAACCTCCTCCTTATCTACACCCCGCTCAACGCCGAGAACCTTGTAGAGATCCTTCTCTGCGCTAAGTGCCGACATCTATGCTTTCTAGAAAAAATATGTTTAAGTCACGATATTAAAAAATTGAAACCACGCCCCGTCACCAGGGCATCTAACCAAGTATAATGCCCCCTCTCAACGAGTTTGATATTCTTAAGACATGTCTGCCACTGGAGCGCAACATTACAAAGTATCTCTGTGTAAAAACGAAAGTCAATAACTACGACGACCTAGAGTTCCGAATGGAGGGTGATCTGGAAAAGACTGTCCGCAAATTCGCCCACTATGGTTGGACGGATATGCGCCCCCTCGTGGTTGGTATCAAATGCTATACAAATACGGATGCTGCCGTCTTTGTAAATCATGGAAATAGGGACCGCCTCTCATCCAAAATGATTGACTCGTTTGATGTGCTCAATGATAAATGGTATACATTCAAGTATCCTCTTCTTGCCAACTATCATACGGATACGCGGATTCTTCTAAGCGAAGGCGTCACTGCCTTTACTCTCGCCATCTTGGATGCGTCTTCATACCTACGAGATAGCGCCAGGAGCAACTCACTCCCTCCAGGATATGCTTCCTTTGACACGACACTCTATGGTTCTTTCAATAAGGCCCTCGTTTACTCGGATGAGACGGGCACTCTTATTAATCCGTCGGGTGCTGATATTAATGACGCATATGTTATCCCGCCAATATAAAATTGAAGAGGTATTAGCCTAACTAGTCGTAACATCACAATGGCATTTGATAACATTTTACAGAACATAACAACTCCTATGGAGTTTACATATCTCGGTATCGGTTCGGCCCCACACGCCAAGTCCATCGACGAGTTTGACGATGTCTGGGACCAGCTTGTGCCAGTCTTTGTTAGAGATCAGGCCACAAAAACCAGACGAATCATTCACTTTGACCCGACCTTCTCCCACTCTATTGAGTTTGTGAAAACATATTTCGCGACTAAATATCCTGAACTCACATATTCTAAAAATGAATTCTATCATCTCTGGAGCTCACCCCGCTTGGAGGTTCTTGTTGTGGAGAACTACCTGCAGTATAAGAATAAGTTCTACGAAAGCGATGCTGACGACGAGTGGTTTCTTCAGGCGCTCTGTGCATCTGTTCTTATACAGAAGGCACACCTCGTTGTCCAGGATTTCAGCGGACGTGATCTCGCCGATGTCTTCAAGCGGGTATATGAGAACTCTTCTAATAAGCAGTTGTTTAAGAAGAAGGTCCTCTTTGATATCACATATGGTCATGCCTCGTGTATGACGGACTTGACAAAGAATAGACCCATCTATGATGCTAGCGGTAATTTTATGAACTTCCT